TAGCGGATGTCAGCTTCTTTTTCATTCCTGACATTCTGGCACAGAATGACTTCTTGCGGCTTCCACCTTCTGGCTGCGGAGCCTTCAACCCGGGCTTGTCTGGGTTGGCTGCGTTATATGAAGCCCTGCCTTTGGCATTCAATCCGCCAGATTTTGATTTACCTTCAACTCTAGTCCAAGCGGGAGTCTTAGCCATTATAGAGTCTCTATAATAAGTTACTTCTTATTTACAATTGGCTTCTTAACATAAAGCTCTCTGAAGCGTTCTGCCTCAATAGACTTCATGTCTCTACGTTCTTCTGTTGCCCGTATTATCCAATCAAACACGTTGCCGCATTCTTTTCGGTACTCAGCCCACTTGATCACTTAGCTTTAGGCTGCTTTCCTATAGCCCCGCCGTGTTTATACAGCGTGACAGGGTTATCCCCATCACGCTTCTTGATCTTACGGAGCTTGGCTGGGCTAATAATACCCATTCCACGGCTTGGCAGCATTAGCAGACCCGTCCACCCTTGCGAAGCATTGTGCCTTTGGTGCGACCCCGTTGAGCGATTCCATCAGCGCGTTTAGACACTGAGCCACCACTCTTCATTCCCGGAGACATCATTGGAGGAGCCATTGGAGAAACCATTGGCGCAGCTCCCATCTTTGCGTCCAGTATCTTGCTGGCTAACTTGGCAACAGTCTTTTTATCTACTGGACCCTTGCGCTTGATTGGGAACCCTGACATTCCATCTTTAGCCATGCCACCAGCTTTAAGACCGGCGTGGGCTTTGGAAGCGGGTTTAGCGGCATGTTTAGCCAAATTTTTCATGGCTGAGTCTTTCATCATCTTACCGTCAGGCATCTTGTGCATACCGCCCTTAGCCATCATTTTTGCTTTCATCATTATAGAGTCCGTCCTTTAGTTTTGATACGTTTAGCTGCACCATCTGCTCGTTTAGCTTCGCTCAAAGAGATAGCGATAGCTTGCTTCGGATTGGTCACCTTCTGTCCTGATGAGGACTTGAGTGACCCCTTTTTAAACTCCCTCATTACTATGGCTATCTTAGCCTTTTTCATTATTGCAAACCTGTTGGAGATGATCCTCCGCCCTTACCGCCCACTGGCGGGGTGCTTGGCTGACCAGTTGCAGGTAGTTGTGACTGACCCCTTAGAAGGCTATTTATAAACGCCACTTGCGATCCTTGCTGACCATACTGACCTTGACCCCTTAGTTGATCAAGTTGACGGTCATATCCGCCTCTGTTCTGATTCATAAACCCACGCTGCTGACCAAACCTACCATACTGCGGCTGACTGCCCGGAGCGTTTAAACTCTGATCTGCGTATACCGGACCCTGAGCAGGCTGTGCAACTGGCTGCGGCTGCTGAAAGCTTTGCGGGAAGCGATTAAACATCTGTTGCTGCGGCGTTCTATTCTGTCCATAGGTTTGCATGAACGGATTGAATTGAGGCTGCTGAGGAGCTACAGGAGCGACCGCAGGGGCAGGTGTGGCTACAGGCACAGGTGTGGCTGCAGGAGTCTTGGTATTTGTCCCGTAGTAAGGATCTGGGTCATATGGAGCCAGAGGAGCTGGAGAAGCTACAGGGGCTGCAGGGGATACTCCAGCCAACTGACCAAAGAGAGGCTGCATTGAACTCATTATACGATTCTCCCTCTGGTCTTGCCTTTGGTGGCAATCCCGTCAGCCCTTTTAGAAACTAACCCGCCTTTCCTGTATCCAGCTTCTTTCATCATTTCTTTATTAGGCTCATCCATCTCTGTAGCTGACAATGCCTTATCAAACGGCTTGGTCATCTTCTTCTGGAGATCTGGACCCAGCATAGCGCCGTATCCCATATTAGCTAAAGCACCCATTAGACAAACCTCCCTTTTGTTCTGCCCTTTGATTCTATCCCGCCACCCCGTACACCCTTAACTGATCCGCCTTTCTTCATGCCGACCGGTGGAGCTACGCTCAAGAACCCCGGCTTTTGAGCCGGTGTTGAATTGTCAGGTGCGTTAATAGAAAGCAGTGGAGACGGATTAGGAGTGCCTCCGCTTACAGACCCACCCATATCATATCTCTTAGCCTTCATTAGATCATCCTGCCTTTTGTCTTACCTTTAGTGGCAATACCATCTGCCCTTTTAGAGGCTGATGATTTTACTAATCCGCCTTTCTTCATGTCATAACGCTCTCTACTGATGGCTAACTCTCCACGCTTCTTATTCCTAGCATTAAGAGCATCTTTGTCCCGTGCCTCTAGCATATTTTTTCTGTTTGTTTCCTTCAAGACTTCATTCTGTGCGGAAGGAACGTCATAAGGAGCTTTATTGCCAGTAGCTTCCATGTGGTCAGAGATTTTGCGCCTATACGTCCCCATTGGATCAAGCGCCATTACGGAATCTTCCTCCATAGGTCCGGCATACCCCGAAGCCTTGGCTTGATTTTTTAAAGCAGCCTTATCTACACGCTCCTTAAAATCCCGAATCCTGTAACGCTCCTTGCTCAGTTCTTTAAAAGGATCATAGGAATCATCCATTATATGATCCGTCCTTTGGTCTTACCTTGCTTGGCAATACCATCCGCTCTCTTAGATGCAGAGATCATCCCGCCCTTAGCTCTACGAATAGGCTGATTGCGTGGGGGACCAACAGGAGTCATTCCAGCAGGAGGAGTAGCCCGTGTAGCCCTTTCATACCCAAGGTTGGTGTTCCTATCCATTTCTGCCTCATCACGGATACGCTTCATCTCTGCACGTTCTTCTTCTGATGGAGTCGATTTATTCAATCCTGCGGTATATGCGGCTTGGTCTGCCATGTTTATGCCTTATCTTGTTTAAGGTCTAACTTGTCAAAGATCTTTTCTAGCATCACTTCGACTTTATCAAACCTAGATTGGATGTCATCCTTCCTCGCATAATGCGAAGGAAGGGTTATCTCAATATTCTTAATGTCTACTTTCATTCTCTCTACCGCATCCCAGAGCTGTCTGGAGAGCCATCCGACTATTGTCAGAAGAACTCCCATGCCGAGGTTAATCAATGTTTGCGGGTCCATGTTCTACCCGTAAATAACGATTACTGATGCTGCGTTTCCGGTGTCTACATATACGCCATCCTGAGCCAAGATTCCTTCTCCGGGAATAAGCAAGAAGAATGCACCTTGATTTGCTGCGGCTGGGGTAGGAAGGAGAATAAGCGAAGGATCAGAATTGCTTGTTCCATTATAAAAAGAAATGGTCCCAGCGGTAGCTCCAGAAGTTCCGTAAATAGCTTTGATGCGAATCCGTGCAAGACTCTCTGCTGCTTGGTTTTCTAGTTGCCCATCTTCCGTCAAAGGGAGTGAGGCTAATACATCATACTGCATACCCATGATCAATCTCCTGTAGGGTGAGACTACGCCGGTTTAGATGCCTCAAGTCTGCTAATCTTTGCTATTAACTCAGCATTTTCTTTAGCGAGTTTGGCGGCATGTCCCATTGCATAGTCTCTTTGGGCTTCCAGAAGCGCCACAATCGTAGCGACTTCTGGATCTTCATGAGTCAGCATTAGACAGTAACAGCTTGCCAGTTGCCAGAAGCATCAGATACAAACAATAGTCCATCAGTAGAATCAATACCTAACGAACCTTTGCCTACACCAGAAGCAGCGCCATCAACAAAATTGCCTACCTTGATGACAACAGGAGCAGCGGCAGCATCATTAGCTAGGCGAATCTCAGCCGTTTTGTAGGCTTTGATAGAACCTCCACCGCCAACTGGATCTTGCATCTTCAAGTCCAGACCGTATGTAAAGCCGGAACCTGCTGTGCTGTTGGTCATTGCAATACCGAAACCTGCACGGGCAGAAGACTCTCCACCATCGCCATCAATGAAAGCCATAACTGCAGCATCAGCGGTATCGGTAGAATCGCCAACAACACCCAGTACGCCAACTTTAGGGTATGTAGAAGCGTTTGTACCAGACATCAGGTAACGACCCATTACACCAATATAGTAGGTGCTTGTCGTTGATTGATTGGTGGTTGAGTAAACCTGACCCTTAACGCCTTGAGCGCTAGAAGGCTCAAGTACTGTAGAGCTACCAAAGGCGGCTGTAGGATTGATCGTTGCAGTCAGAGCGGCTGAAGCAGTTCCTGTGGCTGTAGAGGAAACTGTCTCGTAAGGAGTTTCGCTTGCACCAACGAAAAAGCCATTCTGAGAGAATACGGGACCGGTAAAATGTGTTGCTGCCATGATTATGGCTCCTATTTGTGTTATAGCACATGCCCATACAGTCTCTATAACGTCTGCCAAGCCAGTCTGTATGAGTCGGGGTTCTTGGTTATTATCTTTTTATCACCTTATATAAACAGTGTCAACTGCATTTTTTGCGCGCTTCCATCATCTTTGCTCTAGCTTCAGGATCACTCCATTTTGCCTTTAACTCTAGCGTTTTCTTCTCCCCGCGCATTGCCGCCCCACACATAGGACAACCACGCCCCTTACGTAACTGTGCGGCATATTGAGAAAACCCACCGTGCTTGGGGCATACACACCCTGTTATGCGACTTAACGCCCCTGTATACACCGCATTAGTAAAGTCATACCTTTGTTGAATTTCTAATGGAAACTTAACTATTACTGCATCTATCGTGTTTATTTCCTGCTTACATGCGTTTTTAACCATGTTAGCCCTAGCCCTTTCCAACCCTTCTGGCGTATATACTCTTGGGGCTTTAGCTACTCCTCGTTGGGCATCGCCTATTTTCTTACGTGTGGCTTCGTCCCTAGTTTTCCCTAGCCATGCACGGGTAGGGTTTGCTAGCTTCTTCTCTCTAATTGCCTGTTTAGTTGCTTCAGTATGTGTAGCGCCTATTCGGGGCGCATACATTTTGTCTTCCGCATATTTACGCTTTAATGACTCGCTTATGCTTGCCCGTACCTCCATTTGATACGCAGGGGTCATAAAAGTTGAAGACGCAGTGTTATAGCACTCCGGCTTTCCATGATTTTGAGCAAGGTAAATATCTTCTACCTGCAGCAATTTATCATCCCCCACATCTTCGATTATTTCAAATGTAAACGCATCTTCACCAAATTCATTCCATGCGTTTTGCAATGCCCTGCAATGATGCATGTTTTTCTTTAGCCCAGCCCAATGCTCCCACTTGCGTCTACGTGGGTTTACTGCACTCCCAATATAAAATGCGTCTGTTGCCACATTAAATATTCTATATATAGCGCCCATTTTAACCCCTTAGAAAGTTATAGCTTTAAAACTATACCGCTCCCGCTCTTTATAGTCAAGTGCAATAAAAAACCCCACGTCTTAGGTGGGGTTAGTGTTGCTAAGTGCTTGTTTCTAAAATGTTGCTTATGCCTGACCTTCGGAACCAAACATTCCGAGAGGATCTGACCAGCCAAAGCTATAACGCTCACGGCTCTTGTAGCGGACGTTGCCCGTATCAAAGTCTCCGTCCATCGACTGAGCTAATGGTGAACGCACAAAGTGCTTCAGACCGTTAGGTACGTCTGTGGTCAGGAACCATGCATCGGTGTCGGTCAAGAAGTGATTGACACAATATCCACCGGGGATCGAACCGTTGTTCTTCAATGCATTGATGTCATTGTCAGCAGTTGCGGTACGCAGTTCTGTTTCCAGAATACGGGTTGCAACGAACATCAGTGAAGGAGGAACAACCAACTTGCGAGGTTTAGCGGCGATCAGCAAACCACGTTCGTCAGTCCAAGCAGCGATCTGAATAACAGCCGCTTCCAAGGACGTTTCGTTCAAGTCAGCAGGGGTAGATGGAATATTGCTGTTTGTGCCGCCACCGGTTAATGGGTGTGCGTTACTGAACAATGCAACATTGTCACCACCGGGGTAAGAGCCTGAAAATCCGTTGTTCAGGATGTTCGCGCCCTTAACTTGCTTGGTGTATGCCATAGCACGAGCCAAAGCCTTGGTGTAACGAGCTGAGAGAGAATCGTACAAGTTATCTTCGATTGCTTCTTCAGTCAGCGAGAAACCAAGAGCGATAGTTTCGTGTTGATAGCGTGAGGTCCAAGCTTCTTGAGCATTGTCGTAAGCGATGGCAGAGCCTTCGTTCTTGACAGGTGCTGCTGAGAAGCCAGCCAGTTTTGTTTCTTCTTCGAAGGAACGCTCAGAGGTTTCTGTTTCGAAAATCTCTTTGTGTTCTTCGCCGTAACGAGCGTACTCCAAACCAAATAAGGCATTCAGCCCCGGGAGTAACTCTTTTAGCAGTTGTGCGCGTGATATAGCAGCCATTTAAGTAACTCCTTTTAGGCGTAAGCCAAACCTGTTGCATTGTTATACTGATGAATACCGAAGTTAATCTTAACAATTACTTCAGCGTAGTTGCCAGCCGAAGGAGCTGTTGCAGGAATAACATCGATAACCCGTACTGGGAACGTATTGGTAGCTGCTGGTGAGGAGCTTAGAACGGAAAAGTTGCTGTTTCCGGTAGCTGTGTTACCAGCGGTTGCCAGAATTGACATGTTTGTGCCAATTGCATTTTGCGTAACGGTAGCCATTACAACTCCGCTTGAGCAAACTGCGACTTGGAACAAGGTGTCAGGATCATCTGCAACAGTAGCGTAGATTTCGGTATTTGCTTGAACCGAAACTGAAGCTGGGTAGTATTGCGATTGAACTGGCTGTTTCGTTACTGCGCTGACGTAGGTGCAACCAAGAAACACACCGACTGGGGTGTTAGCGGTCGTTCCGTCATCAAGCTCAACAAATCCACCGACAACTCTCTTTACGAAATCACCGTAAAAAATGTTGGTAGCGTATGTTGGTTCAATTTCCATCTGACGAGTGGCTCCAGCATATACTTGTCCACCGATCAGGTTTATGGGTTTTAGCCCATAAGGTCCATTTATAGTAGGGTAAGCCATTTAAATACTCCTTTAGTCTCTTCTGCCTCTGCTTGTGGACGACTTGCGCTCACTGAAAAGAGGCATACGAGGATCATTTTCTCTCATTAGATTAGAGTCTACAGCCGCTGTCTGGGCATCTGTGATCTTGCGGTAATGAGCATTCCGCTGGTTCACAAAGTCCGTAGGCATACTGCAAAGCACTAATCCGCCTGTTTCGACAAGTCCTGTAGTCCTACCCGAATACTGCAATTCCGGGTGATCTTCTCTTTTAATAGGAATCCAGCCCTCTTCTTGTTTAGACATCAT